AAAAACCAAATTGGTTCTTGACAGATGATTCAAACTGTGTTAGTATACAACAAACAATCTAAGGAGTAATCATGGCATATTTGACCGAAAAAGATTTTGAACGAGATGTGGAAGCTGCAAAACGCGTCCTCAAAGAGACGTATGTAGGTAACATCGTCTATGTTCAGGATCGTATGAAGGATGGTGCGGAAGAAGAGGAACTCAAGAATATTGAGGATCTCATTATCGCAACAGAACGTCTCATCGTATACTTCGATGGTGATGACAAATGGGTGAAAGAACTTCACGAAGAAGCAAAACGTAATTCAGGAGAAAATGATGGATCAAGTGACGAACCCGCCGACGAATTTGAACGCCTTGAAAAGGCAGGAAATTTTGAACGCGTTGAAAACTGATACAGTTCACGTTCAGTTTAAAAAAGTCAAGGATGGTGAGATTCGAAACATGAGGTGTACTCTTGTCGAGGATCTCATTCCGGAAAGTCAAAAACCAAAAACAGTTGCCTATGCTGACGACATGGGTTATAATCAAGATATCATTAAGGTATTTGATTTAGATGTCGATGGTTGGAGATCCTTCCGAGTTGACTCTGTTATCGAATATCGTGGTTCAAAACAACATAGAGGTTAATCATGGCTAAACGTCGTAAACCAATGTCCGAAGAACAACGTGCTGCTGCGGCAGAACGTTTGAAACTTGCACGTGAAAAACGTATGAAGGAGAACCCTCCTCAGTACAAAAACGTGCATCCTAATGTTCTTGCTCTTCCCGAAGATGCAACACTGTCATTCAAGAATGTTCGACAGTGGATCAAGACTCAGAAAGAACTTGCATCTCGGTACACAAGAGAAGATCGACAAGGCGTGAAGGGTGCGTTAGCCAAAGCTCAGAGTGCGAAGGGATATATCTCCGAAATGGAGAATTACCTCAAGTATGGTGATTGGATCAGTGGGGTTTATGGTGAGTATGGACAGACTCAAATGAAGTGGGTTTGTATCGCAAATGCCTACTATGATAACGGTATGCCTAAACGCAGTATTGGTGTCTTCTATAAAGACATTGGTGCAGAGTGGACTCCGGAAATGGATGTGGAGTATCGAGAGAAACTCGCACGTATGGATAAGGAACCAAAACCGATGGAACAGGAGGTTGCATGAACACAGTGGAGTTTGCAGTTCCTAACATCGAAGATGATTCTAGTGTTGATGAACCGTTCATGAATAAAAAACGGTTCTCTCGTATGGTCGAGAGTGCTGTGATTCATAAACGGTTGGACTACATGGATGCAATCGTCCATATCTGTGAAGAGACTGGTATCGAGGTTGAGGATGTTAAGAAATATCTCTCAACCCATATCGTAGAAAAGGTTGAGGGAGAAGCACTCAAACTCAACTGTCTAGATAAAGAACATTACCGAATGGAATATACAAGGACTACCTTGTTTGAATAGTGTGGAGAAAAGATCGTGAGTGGACACTTGATTGCGGTCACTGGTGTAATTTACACATACGTGTTTGTTGACCAGTTTTTGAGAGGTAATACCGCTATGGGTTTGGCATATCTCGGGTATGCTTTTTCCAATATCGGTTTGTTTATGGCAGTGTCAAAATAACGCTTGACAAATTATCATAAATAGGTTATGATATAATGGTTGAAGTGAAAATACTATCAATACGTTGAATACGCAAAATACGAAAGGAGAATACATATGTCTTTTGCAAATCTCAAATCACGTTCTATGGACGTATCTAAACTTGTTACTGCTGCTCAAGAAGCATCGGGTCAACAAACTCAATCTAAAAATAAGTATGATGACGAACGCAAGTGGAAACCAACCGTTGATGATAACGGTAACGGTTACGCAGTCATTCGTTTCCTTCCTGCTGCGGAAGGTATGGAAGTACCTTGGGTACGTTACTGGGATCACGGTTTCAAAGGCCCATCTGGTCAGTGGTACATCGAGAAGTCTTTGACGACTATCGGTCAGAAAGACCCTGTGTCTGAACTGAACTCTCGTCTATGGAACTCTGGTATCGAAGATGACAAAGAGACTGCACGTAAACAGAAACGTCGTCTGCACTACGTGTCTAACATCTTGGTTGTAAATGACCCATCGAATCCATCTAACAATGGTAAGGTGTTCATCTACGAATTCGGTAAGAAGATCTTTGACAAGATCATGGATTTGATGCAACCACAATTCCCTGGCGAAGAACCAGTTAACCCATTCGATTTCTGG